TAACCACCGCTTGGGACAAGATGGCCAAGCACTTAAGAAGACTTGGGATGCGTTATTCTAGTATTGATGCAGACCAGATGATTCCAGGTATGACTATTACTGATATCGAGGATATGGATAGCCAGGAAGAATATCCTCAGTTTGCATTCAAAAAAGGGTTGCACGATAATCCTGACGTGAATGTTGATACTAGTGAGACAGAGGCGTGATTATTATGCCTTTTGCCCCGCACAGAACATTTGACAGGTTGATGCCTTACAGTATTTATGTTTATAGTAAGACTGCCTTTGATAAGTACGGTGAGCCTCAGTTTGTCAGCACTCCTCGCGGACCTTACCGTGCTGCCATAGAGGAGAGAACTTCTACTAATCGTGGCAGTGATGGCTTAGAAATAGAAACTACCACTGTCGCTTACATAAACACAGACGGTACCCGTATTGGTTCTGACGATAAAATAGTGCTACCTGCTGAATTTGGCGGAGAGAAGAGAAAAATTGGTCAAGTGACTAATTGGCCCGACCCACTAGATGGTGCTGTCTATGGGGTCGAGGTAAGCTTCTTATGAGAATTGACTTCCATTGGGACAGAACTAATTTAATAGAAGTACGTGCTGCTTTTGGGCGTCTATTAGATTCTGCCGACAAAGGATCTCGTGCTTTTATTGATGATATATCTGGGAACGTCTACAAACAATCTCAGTTATTAGTACCAGTAAGGACTGGGCGGTTAAAAAAATCTGGACGGCGTGCACTAGCTAAAAAAATTCTAACTAAGTACCAAGGGTCTGTGGAATACGGTAATACTGGCACGACGCTTACTAGTAGTGGAAACGACTACGCTATTTATGCACACGAAATACCTCCGAATACTGGCGGTAGATGGCACACAGGTAACAAGCACAAGCCGCCGACGTCTTATAAATATTTATTTCGTCCAGCCCATGTCGAATACGCTCGTGCAGACCCTAAGTTATATAGACATTATGTAGCACGGTTTGAGAAGGATTGGCATAACTGATGATGCTCGACGAGATTAGTGCGTACCTGGCAACGACGTTTGCGGCCACAACCCCGTCGTTAGCTGAGGGAGTCAACCTATTCTTGTCGCGTACCCAGGACTCGCCAGATTTTTGTGTGTCGTTGTACGAGTCGCCTGTGTCTATGGGACAGTACACGCTTGATGGAGGAAAGCGTGTATGGGAAGAAACAAGTTTACAGGTGATAGTCCGTGAAGCTGAATACAACTATCTAGCTGCTCGACAATTTGCTGAAAGAATTACCAATCTATTGGATGCTGTGAACGATGTTACTCTAAGCGGTACACGTTATATACGTATTAGAGTCGAGAGCACTCCACTACCATTACCAGCGGACACACAAGACAGGATTTTGTTATCAGTCAACTTCCATATTATTAAGGATCTATCGGCGGTGATCTCACCATGACTAGACAATCGTTTACCAGAGAGTCAAAATATTATGCTCTTAGAGAGGTTACATATCCAGATTCTAATGGTAAGCTAGTACACGCTAAGGTGGGTGATATAGTTATTGACTACCCACCGTCTAGTGCTAGGTGTGATGTTAGAGATGGAGTTATAGAGCACATACACGAGGAGAAAAGGAAGGAGGCTGAAGAATAATGGCATTCGTCCACGGCTCTAAGGCTAAGATTTATCTTAACGGCTATAATATGAGCCCGTACCTTCGTAATGTGCAGGCTCCGTTTACTATAGACACAGCGGAAACTTCTACATTTGGGAATTTATTCAAGACATATGTCCCTGGTCTGAAGGACGGCAGTATTTCTTGTGACGGCATCTATGATGGTGCTACAGATGCAGTAGACCAGGTGTTTACCGCTGCTTTGGATAGCACTGCTGAAGATATTTTTACGTTATGTATTCAAGGTGACGTCTTTGGTGGGCCAGGATTTGGCTTTAGTTCCACTACTACTAACTACCAAGTTTCTTCAGGTATTGGTGACGTCTCTCAGGTTACAATTCAGGGCCAGAATAATATGGGTCTTGAACATGGTAAGATCCTGCACATTCTTCAGCAGGAGACTGTTGACTACGCAGGTAACACTCAGGAAGTTGACTTTACTGATGCTACGACTACTACTGGATGGACAGCGTATTTGCAGATTACACAGGCAGCAGCAACTATGACTGCTGTCACACTTCAAGACTCGGCAGACGGTGTTACCTTTGCAAACTTGACGGGCGGCTCTTTCACTACTCTTACCGCTAAGTCAGCGCAGAGACTTGCAAGCGCTCAAGGCGCAACGGTTCGCCGCTATGTCCAGGTTACATATGACCTTACTACTAGCGCCACGTTTAATGTTTTATTTTGTCGCGGAGCTAACCCAGTTTCTTAGCCTAAAGGAGGCGAATAGCAATGGCATTTACTCATGGTTCTAAGGCTAAGTTCTGGCTTGGTACTAAGGCTGCGCCTACAACTGAAGCCGACATCTCTAGCTACGTCCTTAACATTCAGATGCCTCGGACGACCGACACTGCTGAGACTTCAACGTTAGGTAACTTATTCAAGACATACGTTCCTGGTTTAACGGACGGTTCAATTTCGCTAGACGGTCGTTACGACCCAGTTATCGACGTCATCTTGTCTGACCTTATGGGAGAAGCATCGGTAGATTATTTCTACCGCCCACAAGGTAATACGACTGGCTTACCCCAGTTCTCTGGTTCGGCTGTGCCTACTAACTATCAGGTGACGGCAGGCATCGGCGACGTTTCTTCCTGGACGTTCCAGCTTCAGTGCATCTCTGCAATTACTCGCGGGACCGTGCCGTAAATCGAGTTAACGAAATTACGCTACTTCTATATAAGGGACAATGAAACATCATGGCACTTACAATTGATCAAATCGTCAAAGCGTCAAAAGTTGAGACAGAAGAGTTTGAAGTCCCGGAGTGGGGCGGTACTGTTCTGCTCCGGGGCGTCAGCAAACGGGATCAGCAATTAATCTGGAAAGAAGCAAGTGGGGGAAGTGACGACCCTACCGACATGAACACGACCTTGCTTAACAGGCTGTTGTTACAGCATGGAATGGTTGATCCTGTTGTAGACGACGGAGCGTACGAGCAACTGTCCGACGGTTACGCCGGGACTTTGGATCGTGTCGTTCTTAAGATCATGAAGATATCTAGGTTCAGTGACGCTGACCTGAAGGCGGTACAGCGCAAATTTTCAGTTGAAGCCGGAGAGTAGGTTCATTTTCAGATTGGCACGTGATCTACATAAGACAGTTCAGGAATTGTTAGATGGACAAGCAGCACCGTTGTCGCACGATGAATATATACATTGGGTAGCGTTATATCAAATAGAAGCCGACGAGCAAGAGCGACAGAATGCTGCTGCTAAGAGTCGCTCACGGCGATAGAGGAGAGGTGAAGGCGTCATGGCACGGGTTACGCTAAACGCTATCATTGACGCCGACACCAAAAAATTTGATGCTGCTATCAAGGGTGCTCAAGCTGGCCTGATGACCCTTGGTAAGGCTACTGCCCTTGCTGACTTAGCTATTGGCGCCGCTGCCGCTACTACTCAGTTGCTGAGTATGGGTAATCAAATTGTCGAGGCCAGTAAAGCTCTTGGCGCTTTAAGTTTTGCCGGTGTTTTAGCGGGCGCTCAGGCATTTGCTGTACTCAAGTTAGCAATGAATGAAAATAATGCTGGGGCTAAGCAATTAAAAGACACCTGGCAGCAAATGAACAACGATTTTATCAAGGCTTCGGCTAGTGTTCTTCCCGGACTTAATGCTGGATTAAAAAGTGCTTCTGCACTTGTACCTGTTTTATCTAGGGGGCTTAGTGAAACAGGTACAGTATTAGGCCGTCTAGCTGCTGAGGCTGGTAAAGTTGTAGCCAGCCCATTATTTCAACGTGATATAGCAAACATTATGCACGACAATGCAATGAGCACTAAAAATTTTGGTGAAGCTGCAATTATTCTTCTAGAACCTCTACGTGATATTGCCGCTGTATCTGCTCAAGTTTTACGAGAATTAAGCGCTGGCGCCCCTGTATGGGCACGTTCTATAGCTAATATGGTGGCCGCTAAGCGGGCGTCTGGCGAGTTAGCCGCCGATATGCGGAAAGGTATACAGAATCTTAAAGATTTTATTTCTGGAATAGTAGCACTTGCTGGTATTATTAAGAATGTTATGGAAGCAGCTAATAAAGCTTCTGGTGATACTCTTGGAAAAATATCAGATAAGCTTAAAGAAATTAAAAGAGCTACTGACGAGAATACACCTGGCTTTAACAGAATGGTTGAAGCATTTCGTAAGATAAATGAGGCTGGTTCTAAGTTATGGGAAATATTTAAGAAAATAGCTGAGCAACTTGGTAATATCGATCTTGAAGATTTAGCTAATGCATTTCTGAAAATAACTGAAACAACTGTTGCTCTTACCCCAATTTTTGTTAAGCTTGTTAATGCTTTTGCCGATTTAGTTAATAAAACACCAGTACCTGTGCTTCAAGCTATAGTTGGCGCTTTGGTAGCATTGAAACTTGCTGTACTTGCTGTTAAACTACATGATTTTGTAAGTTCGATAGGTCGTTTGGCAATTGCTTGTTGGGCAGCTATACCTGGTGTTGCTGCATATGCTGCTGCTTGGTGGTCTGCTGCTGCTGCTGTTATTGCTGCGACGTGGCCAATTCTTCTTATCATTGTTATTATTGCCGCTGTTATAGCAATAGCTCTCTTATTGTATTTTCACTGGGATAAAGTTTGGCGCTTTATTAAAGATGTTGCAGATGCTGTATGGCAATTCTTACAAGATGCATGGGACGCTACTGTCAGGGCTTTGTATGGTGCTTGGCTTTGGTTTGCTGGATTAATTGTTGACGCATGGAATTGGCTGTGGGAGCAAGCTTCTAATATATTTGGTTGGATACGAGATACTGTAGTTGGAATATGGAATAATATTTGGGAATGGTGCGCAGATAGGTGGAACGGTTTTGTTGAGTTTATTCTTGGTGCTTGGGAAGGATTTGTTGGTTTTATAACAGGTGTATGGGATAACATCTTTGCATTTATCACTGGAACTTGGAGTAACATTTGGACTTGGTGTGTAGATAGGTGGAATGGTTTTGTTGGGTTTATCATTGGTGCTTGGGAAGGATTTATTGGATTTATTTCTGGTGTATGGAATAATATCTATCAATTCATAACTGGTTTATGGAGTAACATTTGGACCTGGTGTGTTGACAGGTGGAATGATTTTGTAGGTTTTATTATAGGTGCTTGGAATGGATTCGTAGGAACAATTACTGGTGTTTGGAATACAGTTTATCAATTTATAACAGGTTTATGGTCAAGTATTTGGACTTGGTGCGTAGATAGATGGAATGACTTTGTAGGATTTATTGTAGGTGCCTGGAATGGATTTGTTGGAACAATAACAGGTGTTTGGAATAACATTTATACATTTATAACTGGTCTATGGAGTAACATTTGGACTTGGTGTGTAGATCGTTGGAATGAC